GGAAAGATCTAAGGAAGGATGTAGCTGATAGTATCGGGAACCGTCCAGACTTCCTAGCAGATTCATTCCTTAGAGAAGGGGACCTGTTTGGGGCAAAGCTGAAGCCTACAGTGAAGCTGCTTAGGAGCGCTGTTCCAGAGAACTACCATGGGGTTCTTGAGAAGTTCCTCGGGGAGGAGGGAATACACCCAGATGACCTGTCAGGATTGTTTGGGTACCGGACCGGTGATGAAATGCTGAGTAGGCTCGCGGATCTTCAGCAGAAGAGAAAGGACTCTGGGCTGGAGCCAAAGGATTACCAGAAGAAGGTAGTTGATGCTGAGACCGATCGTCAGATGGAGCAGAAGTATGGGGATCTGGCGGATAATATAGACCAAGCTATTGATGATATGCTCACACCAGCTACAATAGATTATATCCATCAGGAAACGATTTATTATGCTGAGAAGGCTGGGCAGCAAGTGCCATTGGATCCGGTGGCGCTAGCCAAGCAGATAAAGCCTGCAATGATGAAGATGACGCTGCCGCAGATCAACGCGCAAAAGTTTATGGAGACTGCAAACAAAGCTGCGGATGCTGCTGACAAAGCGGCGACTAGTGGCAAGTGGTTAGATGCATTCAAGGCCGCACAACAGCGCAAGTATGCAGTCATTATGGCGAAGCATGCTAGGGATGTAGAGAAGGAGGTAACGCAGTTTAATCGACTAGCGAAGACAAACGCGGATAGAACGCGAGCTAGCGTTAAGCAAGAATACACGAACTTCATCCATCAGATCCTTGTTCAGGTAGGGAAGGGAGTTAAGCGAAGCGTTCAGGATATCCAGAAGGAGATTGAAGCTGGGCGGTATGCTACACTCTCGGACTTCGTTGCTGGGAAACGCGGCGATGGTCATGAATTGGAGATGCCAGAGTTCCTCTATGATCCGAATTATTCTACAAATATGAAGAAGATGACAGGGGAGGAGTTTACACAGATCCATGAGGGCCTCCAAACTATGTTGACTAATGGAAGGTCTGAGAGGAAGCTACAGCTCTTGCGAGGGTCAGAGGATCTTGATCAGGCCAAGGCAGATGTGCTGGCGCTTACAGCGGATCTGAAGAGGGTTAAGATAGATGGCATTGGCGCTGGTGTTAGAAAGCTTGGGCGCAACGCGTTGGCTTCAAGCCTTCAGATGGAAGATATAATGGAGCGCCTGGAACGGGGGAAGTATGGGCCGCTGACGCAAACAATTAGGGAGCTGATTGATGCAGTGAACGTCAAGGATCGCATGGAGCGCGAAGCAGCGGCGAATCTGCGAAAGCTGCCAGAGTTGAAGGACCTTAATAAGAAGCTCTCGAACGCGTTGTTTAGGGAACCAAGGACCGTACCTGATGGTGAGCCTGGGCCCCTGATGCCAATGACAAGGAAGAACTTAATCTCGGTTATGCTCAATACGGGCAATGAGGGCAATCTAACGAAGTTGGCTAAGGGCTATGATATCCTTGATAATGGAATGGTTATGGATTGGGTGCATACCCATGCAACAGAGGCAGATTGGAAGTTTGTCCAAGGAGTGTGGGATATATTTGCGGACCTAAAGGTCAAGGCTGACGAGATGTATCGGGAGCTATCGGGCATAGCCCCTGAGGATATTGAGATCAGGCCAGTACAGACGAAGTTTGGAGAATACAAGGGTGGGTATTACCCCCTGATTAAGCATGAGTTCTGGGAAGGGTTGAAGCAGGGGGAGAAAGAGCCACCGTCTGGGAAGCTTGGGGAGAACTACGTTAAAGCTACTGTACCCAGAGGGTATACGAAGACAAGAACAGGCGCGACCTATCCACTCTCGCTACAGCTTGATGGCATGATAGGACGCATGGCCCAGGAGATAAATGATATCGCTGTAAGACGAGCCTGGCTTGAAGCGAATAAGCTCCTAGGGAGTGCAGAGATTAAGAATGAAATTACCCGGAAGTTGGGGCCTGAGTTCAAGAACCTGATTGATCCTTTCTTGAGAGATGTGGCTGGGGTGCAAAACTATAGGAGCGATCTACAGCTTACTGCGGCAAAGTGGTCGGAGTTCTTCAGACAAAATGTCATCACGAGTTTGGTTGGGTTGAATCCAAGTACGGTGATGAAACATGGAACTACTGCGGCGATTAACTCATTGACTGAGGTTGGGCCAATTAACTTTGCTAAGGCTATTAAACAACTATTCTCTATGGATGAGGAGACAGGAAATCGAATGCTGAACTTTGCGCTGAATAATAGTGTGGAGCTTCAGCGGAGGCATAGGAACTATGTAGAGACCCTAGGCGGATCGGGAGCCCTGACCTTCGGTGAGGGGAAGTTCATGCGGGTTAGGGATGTCATGATGAAGCTGGCTTCAACGCCGGTTATGGCAGTGGATATGGCGTCGGCTGTGCCAACGTGGATGGCAGCTTATGAGAAGGCAATTAAGGAAGTTCCTGGGGACAAAGGCAGGGCCATCTCTTTTGCTGATCGCTCGGTGCGAAGGGCACACGGATCTACTGCCATAACATCAAGGGCGGCTATCGCAAGGCAAGGAGCCCTAGCCTCATGGATGACTTCGCTATATGGATTCTTCAGTCACATCCTGAATAGACAATGGGAGATGACTTGGAGGGCCCGAGAAGCAGCAAAGCTGGTAAAGGCTAAGGATTACAACGCTGCAAGGAAAGAGTTCCAGAAGGTCGGAGTTATGTTCTTCTCATATGTGATTGCGCCAGCGGTCGTGGAAGAGATGGTTTCTGGTGAGGGAGATCCAGAGGAGGGTTGGCTTCATAAAGGAGCTAGGGTCATGGGACGCGGGCTGGCTTCGTCATGGGTAGGGCTGAGGGATATTGCATCAGCATTGGATTATGGAAAGGATCCAACCTTAGGGATTATGGGAACGGGACTACACCAATTGAATAATGTCTATAGGGACCTAAGGAAAGATGAGCCATTTAATGAGGAGCACAGTGGCAAGCTAATTCAAGATGGGGCCACTGTATTTGGCGCTATGTTTGGAATAGCTAACGCGCAAGAGGGGAAGGTGGGAAGATACTTACACGATGTTAAAGTGGGAAATGTAGAGCCCGAGGGCCTCGGTGATTGGAGATATGGGCTGTGGCATGGAGTGCCGAGGAAGGAAGAATGATGGAGCTGGTCCTAGTTCTTGTTATATTCACCGGGCTCGAAGGCCAGCCAATTAAGGTGAACCCAGAACAGGTGGTGAGCATTCGCTCTCCGCGGGAGAGTACCTTGCGCAGTGGGGAGATTGCCCCAGGTGTTAATTGTCTGATACAGACTACGGATGGGAAGTTTATTGCGGTGCAGGAAGACTGTGATACGGTCCAACGGCGGCTGATGAGGCATCGACGACCATGAACCCAGGTATCGGCGAGGAAGGCGGCAAAGTCGCCACGAGCTTGATCTCCAACTTGCATGACAGCCCACTGACGTTGGCGCTTGTGGTATTCAATCTCTTGTTTGTCACGGTGATATTTCTCTCAGTGCGCGATCAACGCTCTTCTACAGAGAGGTTTCAGGAGAAGCTATTCGAACAGCAATCAAAGACGATGGAGATGCTCTATAACTGCACACCAAATAAACCGGAGGCACACTAATGGCTATCATTCGCAGAGTGCTCGATCTATCACACCACAATACGGTCAACGATCTGGACGCGGTGGTAAATGCCGGTATCTGGGGCATCATTCATAAGGCCACTGAAAGTACTGGATACAAAGATGATAAGTATCCTGGCAGGAAGAAGGGGTTCTTAGAGAAGGGCTTGCTCTGGGGCGCTTATCATTTCTTAAGGCCCGGCAATATCTCGGGGCAGGTTGACTTCTTTCTGAGCTATGCTGGGATCGATGACCAGACACTCTATGCACTTGATTGGGAAGACAATGGCAACAGCGAGAACGATGCTGTCGCGTTCTGCCAACGGATCGAGGAGAAGACAGGGCGCAAGTGCGTGATCTATTCAGGGAATACCGCAAAGGAAAAGATCAGTGGAGTCAATGAGTATCTCGGCTCACACCGGCTTTGGCTGGCACAGTACTCATCGACGTGCCAAACGCAGGCAAGTTGGAACGGCCGGGTTTGGTTGTGGCAATATAGCGATGGGGTTCACGGACCGACACCGCATGGGTGCCCGGGTTGTACTGGCGAGGTGGATACTAATAGCTGGACTGGAACGCGAGAGGACCTCCAAACCGAGTGGTCGGGCACTGGATCAGCTATGCCGTGGCCTGATAATCCCCTTGACATACCGCTAACAGAACGGCCGACAATTAGCAAGGGTGACGAAGGTAATGACGTTAAGGACTTGCAAAAGCTTCTCAATGACACTGAGCTTGAGCCGGGACTGAATGAGGATGGGGACTTTGGTAATCTGACTGAGAATGCTACATACGACTATCAGGCATCACGGGGGCTTGCCTATGATGGCATTGCTGGACAAGAGACCTGGGGCGCGTTGTATGCAGGTAAGACTGCATTACCACCACCGGCGTATGGGCTCAGCCAGAACGAAGTTAGTGATATCTGTCAGATTGCTAATACTAGCTCGATCTCCAGTTATTCGTGGAAGGATCGCGGCAAGGCACCGATTGGCTATACGCAAGGAATGGCCCTAGCATTCGCCTCGACTTATAAGAAGTTGAAGCAGGGGCATCCAGCTGCGGTTGATATGGCAAAGCGGCGCCAGTCCAGCGATAAGGACGCGTTGAATGTCTATGCCGATGAGTTTCGTGCGCTGGGTATGGACAATGAGCAAGCTGGTAACGATACATTGCGCCATCTCTATGCGCTGATGCTTGGCCATGGAATGCGCGAGTCTAGTGGGCGTCATTGCGAAGGGCGCGACCAGAGCGCTAGTAATGTGCAAAGCGATACCGCTGAGGCTGGACTGTTCCAGACTTCATATAATGCCCATAGCGCCAGCGATCCAGAGTTCGATAACTTAATGACTGAGTACAGCAACCCAACTAATCAGCAGACTTGCTACCTCGGACAGTTTGATGATGGCGTAAGTTGCACAAATAGCGAGTGGTCCTGCTACGGCTCAGGGTCGGGATATGCGTTTCAGGAACTATGCAAGAAGTGCCCAGCCTTCGCGGTTGAGACTTGCGGCCTTACACTGCGTAATCTCTGCAATCACTATGGTCCAATCATTCGCCATGAGACGGAGCTTAAGTCTGGCGCTGATGATATGTTCCGGCAGGTGCAGGAATACTTAGATAGAGAGGAGAACGTAGCATGAAGAAACTTCTAGCGCTGCTGTTGCTCTGGCCTACTCTGGCCCTTGGTCAGGGGGCTGGTGGTCAGCCGGTTACCTGTAATAAGACCGCACAGGGATCGAGCGGAGCCGCGACTACCCTGATAGTTCCTGCTGTAACGCCGAACCCACCACCATCTCCAGGGCAAACTATTGCTATATGTGGGTGGGATATAACGACGGGTGCGGCAGCCGCTACGTACCAGCTAGTCTATGGAACTGGGGCTACTTGTGGAACTGGGACGGTTATCATTACCTCAGCGCACAATCTCGGGGCGACCTCTGGTGTATCCAGCACAGGCAGGAACTACTCAACCCCCTCGACAAACCCAGCTCAGGGGCTGTGTATGATTGTTACAGGAACAGGACCTGTGCAATGGACTGTGTACTATGCCCAGTTCTAGTCATGATTGGGTGCATTGAACCAGCGATTGGTTCCGTCCTTATTCGCGTTGACCACGGCTATAAGCCCCGACTTGATCATGATCTCAATCAGTCGGGTTATGGTAAGCGATGGAACGCGTTCGCGAGCGAAGTTGAACACTTTGGTTTCTAACACTCCACGGCCCTTGTCATTCATTCGAACGAAGTGCTGGATTTCATCCATGGCCTTGGAGTCAGCGGAGATACTTCCAGCCTTGAAGATACCTCCCATTGATAGCTCGGCTTCACTGAGCCAGGAGATGGCTCGATGGAAGTCATCAACTGAAAGGAACAAGGCATTGCTGCGATCAACAGCAGAAATCATGGTGAGCTTGAGAAGGTGGGCTAAGCGCCGTGTGCAGTAGTGGGTTAGCCTGGGATGGTCAGGGCCCTTGTCTTCGGAGTGTAGCCAGTTGTTGACCATATCACGGAAGTCGCTAGAAGCCTCAAAGCAGCCGGATATGCTATTGATAACACGAAGGTCATCCATGAGCTTGGTCACGAATGGATCTTCTTGCGCTGCGAATACATCATCTGAGATTATCCTTTCCTCGGAATAAATCAGCATCAGCCTGGAGGTGAAGCCTTGATCCCAAGCGGAATCAGGGAGAAGTTTCAAAAGCGTTGTTGGTGTTGAGCCGCAGAGGATGTTGACTTGTGGGCGTTTGATTCTGACCTTGATTTCTTTCCCGCGCCGGTCCTGGCCGTAGGGCCTTGGATCATAGAAGGCTGATAGGATCTCAAAGACCTGCCTGTCTTCGTGGTGCACGAACGTGCCTAGCTCATCCGCCGCGATTAGCATGGTGTTGTATTCAAGCGGCGGATCAGGGAGCTGGATGATCATGCGCTTTGCTTCAGTAAGGGCATCAACCAAGCTGGCGCTGGTAAGGGAGGTAGGGGCTATGTGGAACTCAGGGAGTTCGCGTAGGTATGGAATGGCCGCGTAGATGGCCCTAGTTTTGCCGAGGCCTGGAGCCCCAACAAGGACAGAATAGATATTAGGGAATAGTTCTGTGGCTGTTTGCATCCACACCTTTTGTTCAAGGACAGAGGCAATGGTGGTAATAGCTGCCCACCGGCGATAGATCCTTGGCGTATCCAGGACTTCGGTGCTCTCGATGAAGCTATCTATCCAAGAGTCAACTCTCCTGGTGCCAGCCCCGTTAAGCTTCATACGCGATCCAAGAGGTCCAAGGTTTGGCTACGCTTACGATTGTCTCCCACATGATAATCTCTCAATCCATCAGGGTTATCGTCTGAGTATGCACCCTTGTTCCAGCCAACAACACAGTCATAGGGGATTACGAGCCTCCTATCCCCCCGAAGCTTGACTTCAACTTTAAGGTTTTCTAGGAGCCACGGGATGATTTCATCTTCTTGTTCTTCTGGGTACTGGAAGGTAAGCGCGTCGTGATCGTGCATGTACACGCTGAGGTTAGGTCTATGGGCTTTCCAGACTTTAAGCATTGCTTTATTAACAATATCGGCAAGCGACCCTTGAGGGTCATTTGCAAGGGCTTCCCGTATAGTAGCGTTATCAGTCCTACGTCCAAAGAACCATCGCTTTCGTCCAGTGAGAGATATGAGATATCCGTTTCGCCGAAGCCTTTCAGCCACGTCATGATGCCACCTTTTATGTGAGGGAAACGCGAGGAAGTACTTGTCTTGGAAGTCTTCGACTTTATCTATTGGTATCTTGCTTTGTCCTGATAGAGTCGCAGGCTGACCTCCATAGTTAGACCCGTGCCCGAGCTTCTTGCACATGAAACGGTATGTATAATGGCGGTAATATTTCCGTTCGGCGATTTCTCTATCGTGCTTGAGGCTTCCACTCCATCCAAGTTCAGGCCAGCAAATTCGCGCGGTAGCTGTATGCGGATCGCCCGACTCACACGTATCAAGATAGCTTCCATCTCCGAAGAGATTCCATTCGATTGCTCCGACACAGTAGGACTCTCCTGATTTGGCGTCGAACTTCGCCAGCTTCATTCCTTCGTCCGCGATGAAGATTGATCTGAGCGACTCCTCCACGTTCTGAAGATTGGTACCAGTACCAAACTCGCTAGAAGCAGAGCTAAAGCGACCAGTGCTAGTTCCAGCAATGTTATAGTCAGTCCTAATTCTTCCATCTGGATCGATCTCCGTTTTGAGCATCTGGATCTTCTTGCCTATATCACGCATGGCTTTCATGTGCATGATTATTGGGCGGGCGGTAAGGTAAGTCTCCATCTTTTCGAGAGCTGATCTATCGACTGTAGGTCTACCACCACGTCTGACAACGGGTATCCCCAAGCTATCATAGAACAGAGCTTGGAGATCCCGTGGGCTGCGCCAATTGAAGTCACGTAGACCGACACCTTCTTCAACGATACGGCAAAGGTTCCATTCGAGTGTGTCAAGTTGATCGTAAAAGAGGTCGATGACTTGTGCTTTACGATAAGTATCGACCCGCACGCCACGCAGTCGCATCTCAATAACTGGGGCCTCAAGCTCACGAGAAAATAGGTAAGTTGCTCTCGTGTAATCGTCCAAAAGTGGGAGCATTGCATCTAGGACCTCCAGGGTAACACAGCAGTCGAGGCCATTGTAGGCTTGGGACTTCTCCCAAGGAGAGAGATCCTTTGGATCGGTGAGGTGAGTGTGGATTACTTTCATTAGTCATCCTTCTTAATGGTTGCTACTTTCCTCAGTTCCTTCCAACTACCTTCGTCAGTGTAGAGTGAGCCTAAGTAGCCAAGGCCCTTCAAGCCCTCCGGATAGAGGGCATGAGAGAGAAACATAGTATCGTGCTCCGCCCCCAGGGTCGTTAGACCCATAGCGCGGTAGAGGAATGTTAGATCATACGGGCCATTTTGAAAAACTTTCTTAAGACTTTGATCTCGGAGGATTTTAGAAACCCATCCCCAAGCTCTTCTTTCATCTCCAACAGATGGCCAATAACTTCTAGTTTTATTTCGAGGGTCAACGAATGGAACAACGATGGAAATATCTGGTCGAGGTGCAAATCCAATGCATGTAATGAGTCGTCCACTAGTTTCAATGTCGACGGCGACTCTTCCGGAGTCTCTGATGTATCGTTCATAGAAGTTCTCCATGTCCTGTAGGGATGGTTCGATCCAGATGGCCCGTTCAGGACGCCGGATATCTGGGAAGGCTGCTTCGCGTTTGGCTTTGATTAGGTCTGCGACTGTGGTGGGTCGGAGTTCGTATTGGTGTAGAACAGCGGAAGGATGGTAAGTAGGAAGCAGTTTATAACCAGCAATGCAATGAGTGCTAAGACGAGTGGAGCCTCTAAGTTTGCTGATACCAGTAGAACCAGCGAGAGCCCAGAGAGCAGTATTCCCAAGACAGATAATAAGATTGGGATTAACCTCCGAGATTTCATCGCCGAGACGGGCGAGTTCTCTGGCGAAATGCTTGGGCGCGTACTTGCCTTTAACCAGGGAGGGATATCCTGGAATGGCTCCGTCTTTGGGGCCGCAGATGGCGTCGAGTTTGTTCCCTGGAGGCCTGAAGTTGAAGACGTTGGTTCGATAGAACTCAGGGTGCCACCTCCATACTTGTTCGGTGTAGTGGGGATTGGCTTGCTTGTAAAACATGCTAATGTGCATGTGGTCAGCCGAGGTCAAGTGAAGGAACTTCGCGTCGTTGAGCATGCGAAGAAGCTCGATGCCAGTAGGGCCTACGAAGGCGCTCTTGAGCTTGTCTTCGTGTTCACCAAAGGCTTCGCCTAGCAACATGACCTCGGCTGGCATTAGTCTAGGGCTCCCTCTGCTAGGGTAGCTATATTTTCCCAGAACTGATCGCCTGGGGAAGTAAGGATGTAGGATATGCGAGTGGCGATCAGATCGAGGGCCTCTTGCTCCCCAACGCTAAGCTGGAGCCAACGCGGCCCACTATGCATCACGACCTTCAGCGCCTGAGAGATGTATGGGGCTCGGTTGTCGGGTTTGGACTTGGGAGCAAAGTCTTCGGGTCTACTAATGTTTGTAGGTTCAGGTGGAACGCGGCCTAGCTCGGCCTTGAGCTTGTCCATGTTGGGTGTGAATTGCTCAGCCATTGGCATCTCCTATCTCAGGGACAACATCGAACTTCTCCGGTGACCAGCTGATCTTGTCACCGTTTATTGCCTGGCGTATCCAAGCTATGGTGAACATCTCTGGAACGCGGTGTCTCATGTCCTTAATGTCACGGATTCGTTTGGAGAGCTGATAAGCCCCTCCGCGTCTATGTCCTTCATCTAATTCCCTCTTGAACTGTGATACTCGTTCTCTGAACCCAGCTGCCTCATATAGATACAACTGTGCTGCTAGCTGCCCTGGTGGGATACCAGAACGCACATGTTTGTTGGCAAAGCTAGCTTGTCGAACCAGCCTATCCTTGTTTACCTTCTCCTTGAAGAACTCCATCAATGTCTCACTATCATAGACATCTCTACAGAACCCTAGGTCTCGTAACCTAGCCCTTTCATCATTCATTAACCACCGCGTAGCTTCAGCTATAGTCTTAGATGGTTGTATATGGGCTATGGCGAACACATCTGCGCCCGTTCTCTTGACACCACTATCAATTCTAGTGAAGGCTCCGTCTGGTATGCCAAAGCCAACATAGGTCTTGATTGTAATGCCTTCATCTCTACACACTATCAGCCTGTTCTGCCCATCGATAAGCATACCAGTTATACCAAACAGGATGATACCGCCAATGAACTCGTATCCTTGCCTTTTGATTTGGTTCTGGATACGCGGCTTAACTGGCCGGTTGTATGGATTTCTATGCTCCAACACCCATGCCGCCACGTTCGGTGAGATATGGATTATTGGCGCGAATGGTGGTGGATGGCCTGTCAGCTCTTCCAAAGTCACCACTGTGATGGTCGTGTATTCGGTTAGATAAGTTATCTCATTCATCGGAGTCTCCATTGTTGGGGTGGCCCCCACCCACGGGAGTAGATGGGGGCCGAGAGCAGGGCTAACGCGGAACTATTAGCCCCACTCAAACCTTGAAGGTTGAGGCAATGTTAGCGAAGACGCCGGAGCCATCCTGACTTGGGACATGCTTAACGCTAATGCCAACATGACATCCAGGGGATTGCACAGCGCGTTCGTTATGGGAGAGCTTGCGCTTACCTTCCATATCCGGGATGCCACAGTGATCAAAGAACTCTCGCATGCGGTACATGGCTTGGTCAGTAACGTATAGAGTATGGCGAAGGCTTCGGTCGTTGAGCCCTCCCATCTCCTCAAGGGCGTCCTCATCAACGTCAGTGCGGCCATCCTTGTCGCGGTAGACTTCCACAGGAACGAGAGTGAACTCCAAATACCTAGTCTGTTTGCGGGTTGATACATCCTCTCTTGGTAGCCCTTTAACCTGAGCGATATAGCTTCCTTGTGGGAATGGCTTCGGGCGTTCTGCATCAATTGATGGTTGGTCCAGAAGATCTGCTATGTTTGTGGTTGCCATGATCATATCCTCTTTCTCAGGGTAAGCGATTGTGGACGCTCAGGCCTAGCGGCCGGAGGTGATTCACGAAGGGCTTCGAACAAGGTAAGCAAGCCTGTGCTAACAGGCAAGACTTCCTGTGGAAGCTGCTTGGCTACAGCCAAGTCAATAATGGAATCGGACTTGAGTTGGATCAGTCGGTTGCCTCCTTGGTTGAAGTAACGGATGTAGTTGGGGAAGTACTGGGGGATCTTAGGACTTAGCTTCTGGCCAACGCCCTGTGGGAAGAGCTTGGTCTGGCCGTTAGGCAAGTCCATATAGAGCCCGTGGCAGATCACGATGACGTTGGTGTTGTAGCTGCTTGCAGTGATACCTGCCAGTACGTTCTCGATGGCGTCTTGGGCATTGAAATACGTAGCTCTCTTATCATAGTCGCCAGACTTGCCGCGAGGGGTGAGAGGTTCTCTCCAGTCAAATGCTGCATCGCATAGTCGTGAGAGGGAATCGATAACGAGAATACAATCAGGCCCCCAGTCACTGGGTCTACCCAAGTCAACGTCATCATACTGCCAGTGATCGAGCATTTTAATAGCATCAATGAAGGCTCTGGGAGGTCCATCAATCACCGGTCCTGCTGGGGTCATGCGACGTTTGTCTCGAAGAGTACGGAACTCTACATTGCCTGCAAAGTCTGGGCACTCTCGCATGATGTTATTCTTCAGAGCATCGAGGAGGTTATCCATGTCTAGAATGCGCAGCTTATAATGGGGCACCAAGCTCACAAGCGATCCAGTCTTGGCAGACTTTGGGTCACCTAGAAGTAGGAGCTTCACTACTTTGTTCGATTGATGTTCCGCTATGTTTGGCATGTGGTCTCCTGATTTGAATGATGGCCTCGTCACCTACCTCAATGTCTGGGCGCTCCTGACCTATATAGAGCGAAGTCCAAAGGCCCTTGAGGCTAACGAACCATCCAGCTTTCTTAGAAATTCCCGTGACAGAGGTTTTGATTGTATATACAACCTCTACCTCAGGGTCCATTATCTCGGCTTGAGTGGGTTCCATTGTTCGCCTCTCTCGAAGTTTGATTCGAGGAACTTCTCGCGAACCTCAGGGGCTTTTGAACAGATTTCCCTGAAGTGGCACCAACGACAGCTCTTGTCGTTCATTGGCCAGTAGTCATTCTTCACGTAGTGCTCGGCAAGGCCAAACCAATACGTCAGATCCATGCGCCACTCTTCGAGTTGGGACTCGGTTCTATAAGTAAGAGATCTCACAGAACGCGTTGAGCCAACAAGGAGTTGGATTGCATCTATGATCACGCCCTTGACTGGAGCCTCAAGGATCACTTGCGAAGCCAGGGTGTACATGCTCATCTGGTTATCTGGCTCGAACTGGTTGAAGTAATATGGGCCAGGAGTCTTTGAGGTGGTCTTGTAGTCAAGGACATAGAGATCGTCTAGAAAGTTGACGACTCTGTCGAGATAGCCACAGAGAACATAGGTAATGTCAGAGTCACCCATCTCGATACCTGAGTCAAACTGGAACGAAAGCTCGATGGCAGGTTTGCCATCTACTACGTAGGTAGGGGCAGGGTCGATCTCATAGTAGTCGAGATAGTCTACGACAGTTTGAAGGAGCTTGAAGCGATTTCGGTACTTGGCTTCTGGAGTGTCTTCCTCCGGGAACCAATCAGAGATGCGATAGAGTAGATCCCTGACTACTTGGTAGACGGCTTCTTCGTGTGAGAGGCCTTCGGTTTTGGCGTGTTGGTATTGGGCAAAGGACTCGTGGACTTCTCCACCAAAACGAAGGTAGGTGTTGTCGCTACGCGAGCGCCAGCCTTCAATGATTTGGTACTGGTACTTCCTTGGGCATTCTTTGAACGTTCCGAGGGAGTGGGCGTCCCAGGCCCATTGGAGCTTAGTCTCGTTAAGGAAGGGGCTGATGACTTCTTCGACCTTGAGTGCTTGTTCCATGGTGTGGGTTCCTTCATCAAAATCTCCGGGTGACTGTGGTTCTCACTGGTGGTTTGACCAAACCTAACTCCACTGCTGTTAGCTTCTTCACTTCGGTTGGTTGGGTGAGCTTTCTTGGTTTCTCCCCTCTCGCGGTGCGTATCCAATCGATGATTAGATCTATGTCCTGTGGACCCCATTCAGCTGCTTTGAACTCTGGGTCGGCCAGTTGTAGCATAAGTTCATCTATCGTGCTCATGGTTCCTTCTCCTAAGGTGTTCTCTGATCCAATCACGAATAATCTCTGTCCAGCCCCATCCATAGAGGCGTTTCATCTCTTGATAGTCGGACTCGTAGATGTTAAGGCTTATCTTCCGTATCGGCTCGTCCAGTGGCTCTGGCATATTCCAACCTCGATACTGTGTCTTTTACTAGCCAGAGACTATCGTCCATTAAACAGATACGGATAGAACGCAGTTCTGGGTGATCCTTTCGCGCGTCGTAGAGTAGCTTCTCAAGATACTTTAGGCTGTTGCCCTTGACAGAAATACCAAACTCCGCTTGGCTTGCGCGTATCCAGAGGCTAAGAGCGTCCATTAGATTCTCCTTGTGACGACCTCCTTACGGACAATCATCCGGATTACATCAGTGTGCTTTGGCTTCGTGAGGGTCTCAACTGGCACAGGGGCCACTTCCTCGATTGTATCTTCGATCTCCTCGGGCTCGATCTCACTAAGAGATTCGATGACACGAGTAAAGTTAGCTACTTGTTCGATGTAGACGTAGGTCCTCTCACCGCGTTCTTTAATCCTGACCATCAGGCGATCGTAGGCCGAGCGACCGTGGAGTGGATGGCCGGGTTCATAGGTTCGAGAGTTCTCATCTCGATTGATGGAACGGGCTTGGTTAAGGCGCATACGCAGGAACTGAGCGCTCTTCAGCGACTCAACCCCCACGCGAACGCCTCTTTCGTCGTCAAGGGCCTTGTCAAGGGCCTCGTAACAATCCGTATAACTCAACGGAGAGGTTGAGATAGTCATCTTTAGCTCCACACTATATCGGCTGAATTGATCTCATAGAGCCGATCAGTTGAACGGGTTTGCATCACATATTTGAGGTTGAGGTCCTGCTCTTCCTCACGAAGCAGGAAGGTATCTAGAAGATAGACACACTCAAACTCCAGGCCCTTTGATTTGTGACCTGTTAGCAGCTTGATCTGGCCATCCTGCTTGAATAGCCATTGAGCATAGACTATAGCTTGGCCTAGATTGGAGCCCATCTCTGCGAAGGCCAGCATACAGTCAGCGATATCACCGGCGGTCTTTGACTGTTGTTGAAGCTTCATCTGGCGCCAATCTTCGATTGCATCGAATACTGAAGACCTTGGCATATCCTCGCGGCCGAGTTTCTTCATGATACCAACGACTCTTGGGCCTACGTCAGAGCCCATTACCGAGGCACTACGCCCATGACCAATTAGCTGCATAGCAAGCTTGAATAGCGGGGCGTTGTTCCTACAGACGATGGTTGCCTTCTCGTCGAAGGCTTGGCCTTTAAGCTTGTCGAGTCTCTGGACATGGCCTCCAGGTTTAATCCATTGGAAATTGGGAGCACGCCAACGCGCGTACTCTACAATGGCCTTCGGGCAGCGGAAGCTAATGCTAAGGTCTGCGACCTGCATAGAATGCTTCGCAATGGACTCGTCCATACAGCCTTGCTTTGCACCACGAAACGCGTAGATGTTCTGACAAGGGTCGCCTACACCAAAGAGACGGTTGTCTCCTTTGTTTAGCAAGCGTTCCAGGAGCAGAAGGTTCATTGGATTGAGGTCTTGAAACTCGTCAGCCCTGATCTTTGGGTAATAGGGGATAGGACCGCCGAAGAGAGCGGGCATATAGACTTGATCGTTGTAGTCTATTCCCCCTGCATATGCGGCTATAATGGAAGCGGTCAGGACTTTATCGAGATACTCAATCGCAAGGTCACCGAGCTTATCTTCAAGACGATCTTCGAGTTGTTCAA